TTTCTGATGCGTGGTTTGGTATTCAAGTTATTGATTCTTATAGTGATACTGTTTTATTAGATGCTGGTAAGAAACTAATACCGGATCAATATACAATTAGAGGTCCAAGATTTGATATTGATGTTGATGATTGGAAATCGCAAGAAACTGTTTATAAAAGTTGGAATGATTTATTAGATGCGGATTTGCCAACCACTCAAAGAATTCTTGATAGATTCATTACAGGATCTTCCAATGTTACTCTTAACATAGATTATACGGATTACAATAATTTTGTTTTCTATAGCCGTGCTGAAAATCGATTGGAAAATTTCAAATACAAAATACAATTAATTGAAAGCTACAACGCAGATAAGAAGACTCTTAATTCAACCACGACACAATCATTAGCAAATACAACAGAAGCAGCAATTACTACAATTCAAAATAGAATTGATAAATTAGTATCCAACTTTGATCCATTTGAAAGATGGTTATATTATCAACAGTCTGGTTCATTATTCACACACGACATATCAGGTTCATTAACACCATGGCCTAAATACGAGTCAGGTGATAAATATATCCTACATTCATACACATCTTCTATTGCTGAAACATGGTATTCAAACAACCTTGCAACAGCTTCTTTTTATGATGCTCGTAATTACAATAGTTTGTGGTGGACAATTCCAGAGCATATATTAATGGATTCAAATAACAGTGATTATGTTACTTTTGTAAACATGATCGGGGAGCATTTTGATAATATGTATTCATATATCGATGCTCTAACATCAATCCATGATAAAGATGAACATCCGGAACGAGGTGCACCAAAAGAGTTGTTATTTGAAATTGCAAAGAGTTTTGGTTGGGATTTACAAAATACGAGATCATTATCCAATCTTTGGAAATATAAATTAGGAACAGATCAGTCGGGTAGTTTCCAAACAAGCTCTAATATGCGAGTAATATCTCATGAGGAGCAAACACAACAGGTTTGGAAACGAATTGTAAATAACTTACCATACTTGCTAAAAACTAAAGGAACTTCAAGATCAGTAAAGGCACTATTATCAATATATGGAATACCAAATACTTTATTATCAATAAAGGAATATGGTGGTCCTGGTATAGAAGATGTAGATACGCCAGTATTTATCGAAGATCGATTTGGGTATAAACTAAATACAGAAACAAGCTCATATGTAGAAATTCCACAGACTTTAAACAATGTAGCTACTTATGGATTTGGCGATGGAAAATGGTGCAATGCAACAACAGGTTCAACAACATACAATCGGTACCCAGATACATATGAGTTTCGTTTTTCTACAGACACCACCGGATCAACTAATCCAAGGAATTTATTCACAATAGCAAGGACAGATAATTCACCTGTAATTGCACTATCATTAGTATCATCAGTAGCCCTAGAATCATCAGCAAGCATTTCTGGATCTACTGAATATGGAAAACTGATGATCGAAAACTTTACAAATACTACCGGCTCAAGTCAAATTGAATATTCTGAATACTTGCCACTATTTAATGATGATTTGTGGACTGTTCGTTTGTATAAGAGTTGGGATTCTGACCCAACAACGGGTCAGTGGTATGTTGATATCGCACAATCTTTGGATTGTTCTTACGGTGTAATTAATTTTTCTTCAAGCTTAGCAGCGACAAATAATCATAATACGACTTATAGCGTTGCATATTTAGGAGGTTCACCAGCATCAGTGCTGTCTGAGTTAAACGCAAGCTCAAGTGCAGGTTATACACTAAGCGGCTCCGGAACTGACGTTTACAGATTTTCTGGGCAAGTTCAAGCATATAAAGAATATTATACAACATATAATAACACCACGTTTAATCAACACGTAAAAAATCCAGCTGCGTATCATGTAAACTCGCTATCTGGGTCGTTCTATTCTTTGTATCGATATCATCCGTTTGGGTTAGATAATCAACGATGGAATCATAGCACAAACAATTCAGTTACGCAATCGTCAAGTCATCCTAACCAAACAGGTATTCTACCAACAGCAGTTTCATTTTCTGGTTTTGTAGGAGATCAAGAATCGCAATATACAGTTGTGAATGAAACGTATTATGCCGTAGCACCGAAAACTGTTGGTAATACGTTCAGATCAGAAAAAATACGATTGGAAGATAATTCATTGAAATTTGATTTATCGCCAAGTGCACGAGGTGAAACATCGCAGTATGATGACAAACCGACAGATAGTTCAAGACTCGCTATTGTTTTTTCACAAACTGATCAAATAAATCGTGAGATTATTAATCATATGGGTTATGCGAATTTGCATAATTGGGTAGGCGATCCGGAAGAAGAATTTAACTCTGAATACAATACATTAAAAAATCGAAGTAATGAGTATTATCAAAAATATCAGTCACGAAATGATATTAATGCATTTATACGAATCTTAAGTCTGTATGATTATACTTTCTTTGAACAAATAAAACAATTAGTACCAGGCCGAGCAGATTTAATTGCGGGTATTTTAATTGAGCCCGATTTATTACATCGATCAAAAGTTAAATTAAGTAAAAGGCCAACAGTAACAAACCCGCAATATTCAGATACTATTCCGTATCCAGTATCACAGAGTGGTAAATATCCGGTATATGATGCAGATATTGATCATGAACCAGATGCTGGTATTACATACAAGTATAACACAGGATCTGTTCAATTAGTGGAAGATGTTGATTATAGATATGTTTATTACACTGGTAGTTTAACAGACATATGTGATGCTGATATTCAACAAGCTAAAGTAAATAATACAGGAAGTATTCAGGTGTTGGATGCGTATACTGGTTTCTCACCAACAGGTGCTCTTGATGACAGTAAAGTATATACAATAATCAAAGACCCAAGATCAAATACGTGCTATAAAAGAAAAGTGTATTATTATGATTCGTATCCTGATCAAGTTTCTCTTTTGACGAATGGAAACGCTCAAAGTGGATTTGATAACTGGTATGGTGTAGTAAGTCATACTATTACCGGTTCGATGGGAATAGCCAATGTTTCCGACAGTTACCGATATAAAAAAGGCATAGTGATACCTCAAGCCGAAAATTCTATAAGTATTGGTTACAATGCCAATGATCTACCTGCCAGCAAAAATGGGTATTTACTTAGGTTATTTGCAATATCTACAGATTTGACAACAAAAAATGAAATTACAATTTTAACTCAAAATCAAGCGTTAGATGTTATTTATTATACACATCCCGTTACAGAAAACATATCCTTTTATCGAACAGGCTCGCAATATCATGTCAGGGAAGTACGATTCAATTTACCTCGAAGCATTAAAGAAACTGGTCAAGTAATTACCATACAAACAGATGGTTTAAATGATGTTGTGCTTTATAATGTCGGATTATTTGAGAATAAATACGATCGTACTGACGAGTTTTGGTTAAAGGAAGCATACAAGTGTTATCAATGGCCGTCTGGTGTAGATTTGGAAAATTGGTATTATCAAATAAACGAGTGCTCAAGTGCAAATAATTCGCGCTTTAAAGGAACAAAATTATCCGGACCTGCTATTAATATAGACTCGTCGGAAACAATCGATGGAGGACCAGTTGTAGTAGTTAAGCAAACTAATCCAAATTCACTATTTATTTCAGACGGTGGTGCTGATGGCAATTTAAGGGTTGAATAATTGAAAATTTGAAATACTTTTATATTTATTAATATAGATTATATAAAGAATGTTTATATAAAGTGGAAAATTGTCAAGGAATATTTACATGAATAGATCAAATAAACAAGAATATCAGGAATTTTTTAAAGACGCTATGAAGAAATTCAAAATAAAATCATTGAATCAATTATCTTCTACGGCAGCTAAAAAGAAATTTTTTAATTATGTGGATAAAAATTATGCCGCAAAAAATGAAAATATTGTTGAGACTAATGATGATGGTCCTGTTACTGATGCAAAAACTGGCAAATCATTATATGTAGGTGATGTAGTAGAGATCGAAGGTATGGATGGTCTTTGGCAAATTGTTTTCACACCTTTCAAAGGTGGTCATGTTGCTCCGTATGATATGGAAAACAAGACATCAGATAACGATAATAAAATACATTTTACAGATCTAGGTAATAAAGTTTGGAAAATGAAAAAAGTATTAGGGTATGCCCAAACAAAGGGCGGATTCTTGAATTAAAATATTTCAAAATAAATAAATGAGAATAAAATATGGGATTATTAAATAACTCTACAATAGTAGTTGACGCAATTTTAACAAGAAAAGGGCGCGAGTTATTAGCTCAAGGGCAAAACAGGTTCAATATAACACATTTTGCATTAGCAGATGATGAGATTGATTATACTCTATATAATACAGATCATCCACTTGGAACGAACTATTATGGTGCTGTCATAGAAGCAATGCCAATAACAGAAGCTTTACCTGATGAAACACAAATGATGCGTTATAAGTTGGTTACATTGCCAAAAAATACTATTCGGATACCAATCGTGGATGTACCGAATTCGG